CCAGATGGTGCAATATTGACAATTCCATTTCCTTTACTAACATCATTACAAGATTACAATAACGAATTAAACAACCATTTCTTTTATTATGGTAGATAATGGAGAAAATATTTTAGTAGAATTTGATTACGACAACATATCCCTTATAGACCCAAATAAAGTAATAGATCAAGATGGTAAAGTAAGAGATAGGTTAGTTAAACAAGAAAACTTGGTTATGTATGCTAACCTTGAGTGTAGTGTTGTACCTAGAACAAAACTTGCTATTGGTGCCCCACTAAATGATAATGTAAGAACAATTTCTGTTGGAAAAATAAACTTTTTAAATCCGGGTTTTAAAACATTTTTAAATAATAACTGGACTGATGAGATTACAGGTAAGGGTGCGATTAAGGGTGAGGGTGTAAATCAACCTAAACTAAATGCGGTTAAAAACCCAAAAAAATCCGATGATTATTATATAACACAATCACTATATTCAAACGGAACACCTGGTGCTGTTGATAATGGACTATTGGGTATTAAGGGTATTGAAGTTGCAATTGATACTAATTTCTATCCACAAGTAACAATTCAATTAGAAGATGTTAAAGGTAGAGGTTTATTTGAGGGTGGTAATAATTCACCATATGCGGCTTTTTTCCAATTACCATACCCAATATTTTATTTAACATTAAAAGGTTATTATGGGAAAGCGGTAAGAATGCCCTTAATGTTGCAAACATTCAACTCAACATTTGACGGTACATCTGGAAATTTTAAAATAACTTTGAAATTATATGGATATAAATATGGTGTAATGTCCTATATAAATTGGGGACATATGTTGGCAGTTCCTCATATGTATAATTCATTTGTAAACACCGGACAAGTATCACAAGGTAGCCCAACACCAACAAATGGTGTATCAAAACAAGCTTCAGATAATGTAAAACCGGTTGCAGTATCAAGAGGGTATCAAAAAATGAAAGAATTATATTCGGAATATAAATCAAAAGGTTTAATTGACGATGATTTTCCAGAATACAGTTTGTTTCAACTTAAAAGTAAGTTAGATACTTTTATAAAAGATATTTTAGAAAAATTTACAAAAGAAAATTTAGGGTCATTAACCGAACTTGAAAATTTTCAAACATTACTTACAGAATTCCAAAAGAAAGTATTCTTTGATGGTAGTTCTTGGTATAGAACATATATGGATTTCAAATTTCCATTAGTATTAACCGATAATACAAAAGTTTTCACATTCAAAAAAGATTATGATACGGCTCAGAAAAAAACTGATGCAATAACAGAATTGGATGGTATAATAAAAGATTTTACAAAAAGACTAGAATCAAATAGTGTTGCCGGTAAAAACGGAAGTTATACTGTTGGGGGAAAACAAACAAAAAGTCAGGTTCCGGTGAATGTTACAATAGATAAATTTTACAAAACAATAACCGTTAATGATGTTGATTTTACTAAATCGTTTAATGAGGCTTATGGTAAAACGACAACTGGCGGAACTTTAGTTCAAGAATTTGCGCTTGCCAAATCACTTGAAATACCAACAAGTCAATATTTTGTTTTTGATGGAAAAGGAACATTTAACGATATTTGTAACCAAGCGGCTAAAGAAGTTACAACTTTAAGAACTGAAATTGAAAAACAAATTACAGATAATTTAGCTGAACAATTAGCTAGAAAAGATAGTGGTATTGGTTTTAAACCAACCGTTAGAAACATACTTGCCGTTTTCTTTGCTCAAGGTGAAGCATTTTTAAGATTAATGGATGATGTTCATAATGCCGCATGGGAAGTAAGAGATGATCCATATAGGAGAGCTTCCGTATTTGGAACAACAACAGCACAAAGTGTTGATGTTAAAAACGCACAACAAGCAACAGAACCAATTTATCCTTGGCCACAAATTATTTTGGAAAATCAAGGTGATGATTCACAAGAAAAGTTTGCATTAAAATATCCAGGTGATCCAAAACTATCATCAATTACAAAAGCGTATATTCCAGAATTATGGCCGGAGGTTGAATTTGTTGAAGAATATATTAAAGGTTTTATTGAAAGGGAAGCACCAGAACCAGATTTGGGTGATTCAAATAATTCAGAACAACAACCTTTGAGATTAAGTTTAAATGCAATTGATTTTCCTGTATCTAATGAAGTTTTCCAAAACAAAGAAGAAGTAAAATTTTATTATGAAATTTATGAAAGGGTTATGGTTAATACATTCTTTTCTAAATTAAGTAGAGTTGATGGTTATCAATCAAGTGTTTATTTGGTAGAATCAGAAAATGAAAAAATAAATGCTTTGAAAGCATTGGGTAGTGATAATCCATTTTTAATTAAAAAATTAAAACAATATCTAATTGATGGAAATAATTATCAGACATTTTTAAGACACATCTCAAATCAAGGTGAAGGAGAAAGTTGGCAAAAATTTATACGAGGTGAATTTGTTACACCATACATAAAAAATAAAACAAACACACCATTTCAGTTATTTAACAAAAACATATTGTTAAGTCCATCATCACAACCAAATGTTTCAGCAACACAACAAAGTAAAATTGAAGACTATATTCAGGTTAAAACATATAGTAATCAGTTTGATTTTACGGATATGTATCCAATTACAAATCTTGATTGGTGTAAAAATTATTTGGCAAATGGTAATGGAATAAATGGTGTTAATGAGATTTTTAATACAAATAAAATACTACACTATAATACAATACAAAAAACAATTACAAACTTTAAAAGTGATGATACGACAGATACAAAAAGACCTATTACAAATTTTAATTATACCCCAGACATTTTTAATCAAACGATAAATTCAAACCTTAAAGAATTTTATAATAATAGAAAATTTGAAAATCAGTTCATAACCGAAGGGAATATAAATTATTCAGGATATAATGGTTATTTGAGTGAAAATCAAACAACATCAATAATGAATACACCATATTTTATAAATGCAATACAAAATGGTGTGTTTAACTTTAGATATAAGTCAAATGATTTAAGTCCATATAAGGCGGCAGCATATCTTTTTATTAATAGCTTACCAATTGCAACATTGAGAGAAAGATTTAAAACAAAGGACGCTTCCGAAGATTTGGATTATATTGTATCAACACTTAAAAAGTTTGGTGGGGTTCATAAATTACCTTATGTTTGGATATTAAAATATGGGTCAATTTGGCACAGATATAAAACTTGGAATAGAGAAGGAAAAGACATATTGGATAATTCTTGGAAAGATTTTAATTATTTATCAAATTATGATCCGGTAAATTCTGCAACAACAAAAACATACAATTTAAATATTGATGGGACACAACGAAATATTGTTTTAAGTCAAAATTTTGGAACTGGAGCATACACAACATATGTTAATACAGGGTTTTATCCAAAACTTATTGATGATATGAATGTCTTTTTACAAGGTTTAAAACTGTTTAGTGGGTCCACACAACTAAATGGAACCTGTGATGTATTTAACAACACAATGGTTGTATATACGGTAAATGATAATACATTAACACCTGGATATAAACTATCTGGTCCTGGTATAGATTTAGATACTACAATTGTATCACAATTAAGTGGTGCAACCGGGGGACCTGGGATTTATCAAATCACACCATCTCAAAATTTAGATAAAATAAACGGAACTTGTAATATATCTGGAACAACACTTGAACTTACTTTTATAACTGGTGGAACATTAAATATTAATGCAACAATTGCTGGACCTAATATTATACCAGGAACCAAAATAGTTTCTAAAATAACTGGAAGCTCAAACCCTAATTTGGTTTATACAATAGATACACCACAAAATTATTCTGGTGCAACATTTTTTGTGTCAACACCTGCCGATTTTTTTGTAACCAACTCACAAACATCTGGGTATGGTCAAGCTGAAGTCCAAACTTTAATTGATAATAAAAAATTGGTATTAACAACAAACATAAATTCTAAAATTATAAAGACAGCTGGTTTTGACCCAAATAACCCAAATAGAAATTTAAACCTAACACCTTGGTCTGTATTATCAAAATTCACAAACGAAGATAAATATTATGTATTACCATCTTTTGGTAATGTAAAAAATCAAGTTGGGGATGAGTGTTTCAAAAATGGAAGTTTAAAACTAGAAATCACCGGAAACACTGCTGTATTTAATGGTTCAGCTAGAATGTTCTGGGGCGCACCAAATTACGGATATTTTGATAATGGCAAATTACAAATACCAGACCCAGACTCATATTTGAAACAAATTTTTAATGATAAAAAAATACAAGAAAATTTCTCAATAAGTGGAGATAAATCAAAATACACTAAAATATCTGAAATTTTTACAACATTTGAAACAAAAGTTTTAGATGCGTTTGAAGAGGAGTTTTTAAATTATAGTAGATCAATATATGATTACAAAACAGTAATTGCCGCTGAAGAAGGTGAAGAAACTGAAACTGAAATAGCAATAAAAAACTTTCAGTATTTTATGAGGTTATTAATGAAGATTGAAAAACCAACTTCAATTGGGACCGAAGGGTTAATTGATGAGGTTATAACAAAACAAAATTTAAATTTTCAATCATTATTTAATAGTTTAATGACTTATGACACGGTGTTTAGATTTGGAAACCCAACGATGTTTGATAAAAGATTATTTTATACATTTTCAACAAAATTTATTGAAGAACCAATATCATATCAAGGATATAACCAAAGTATGGCAGGGTTTTTACCAACATCCGGAGGAACAGTTACTTTAGCACAATCAAAAGCGGCATATCCAGAAACTTGGAAAGATTTAGAGTATTATGTTGGTTTTTCTGAAATACCAGAATTAAAATATAGTGATAATGGTTCATATATAACAGATTTCTTTGTTGATATGAATGTTCAGTTTTCACAAAAAAATGTAAAAGATTTTGCACCAATAATTAAATTATATGCGACACAAAAATTATTAGATCCAACAATGAATGTGTCAAAGTTTTTTACACTTATGAACACATATATAGATACTTGTGAGTTGTATCTCACAAATGTGATAAATGATTTAATGACTGGAATACGAAATGAATTACCAGATGTTTCAATTGTAAAACAAAATCCAGATCAAAAAGCACCATTAGTTGGGGATCAAAGTAGAGATGAATTATGGGATTCCTTTAAATCACTAAACGATACTTGGATTTCTGGTCTTGACCTTAAAACAAAAACATTGTTTGAGGACATTCTATTATTTGATAGGGCTTGTAGAGATGTTGGACAGAAAGTTCTTTGTGATATTTTTAAAATTAAAGATTTGATAGAAACATCATTACCAAACAATAAAATGGAAAATTTGATTAAAACAATTTTAGTTGATAATAATTTTAGTTTCTTTCCACTTCCCGCTTATAGTAATTTTTATAATGCACAAGAAGTTGTTAAAAATCCAGTTCCACAACCAGAAGGAACCACAGAATTTGCAAGCTCAATGTGGGGAACATTTTTAAATGTTGATTATAGAAATACATCACCAAAATATTTGTGTTATTATAAAAGTGTCCCAAGTAATCACCTTGCGATGAATGATAATGCGGATTACAAATTTAGAGACGACGCATTTGATTTAAGGAGAGCTAGTGACAATCCATTACTTGAAAATCAATTAAATAAGACAAATTGGGATAAATCAAATAAAGTTTGTGGTTTTAATGTAGATTTTAGTAATCAAAATCAACAGATATTTTACCAAATTAATTTACAACAAAGTGTTGGAAAACCAACAGCAGAATCACTTGAAATGATAAATCAAATGGCTAACTCTAGTAGAAATAGAGGAACTGGTTCCCAAAGTGTATCACTATACAATATATATAAAAATAGAAGTTATGAATGCACACTTGATATGATGGGTAATGCTTTAATGCAACCAATGATGTATTTTAATTTAAGAAATGTTCCGATGTTTAGTGGACCATATATGATTACAAAAATATCACATAGTATAAGTGAGGGTGATTTTAAAACAAGTATCACAGGGACAAGACAACCGTTCTATGATTTACCAAAAGTAGATAATTTTATTCAGGCGTTAAGTTTTAAAATAATTGATAAATTGAAAGATCAGTTACAGAAAAAAGAAATTGCTCAAACATCATCAAGTGGAAATGTAATTACACAATTAAACAATGTTATTTCCACCGTTTCTGAAAAAGACACACTAACAACAAATCAAAATTGCTCTTCAAAACTAAACCCTAATTACCAAGGATTTACAAATGTTGCAAATCCAAGTTTAATAACAATAGCAGCAAAAGAATTTAATGTCTTATTACGAGATAAAGTAAGGGCTAATGGTTATAAAGCACAATCAGAAGAAGAAGTTCGTTTAAGACAATTGTTATTTATTTTAATTCATATGGATTCTGGTAGCGGAAATAATTTTAAAGCTTATGATAATAATTTTTCTTCAGTTTCATTAGATCAAACCTATGGTCCTGAATTTATTTCATTTGTTGATAAAAATTATTATTGTGTGAATAGAGGAACAATTAAAGATATACCAATGGTAAAATTTACTTCTACGGCAAAATATCTTGATTTTGTAATATCAAAATCACCAGCTATATTAAAGAGTTTTTTGAGCGATAAATCACCACAAAACATAATTAAAATTTATGTTTCTTCTTGGCCTGTAATTAGAAATGGTAATGTCTATGACAAATTAACCGAACAAGATAAGAAAAAATTGGAAAATGCGTTAGAAAAAGCTAATGATTTATTTAATTCAGTGAATAGTTAATAGTTTTTTTTAAAATATAAGATATTTATAATAAAAAAAATATGAATAATACTAAATTAATATTAGACAATTATTTGGGTAAAAATACCAGAATGTCAGAAAAAGAATTGGGTAACGGAATGAAACAAGTATGTGATTTAGATACTGGAGATTGTTATGTCGTTAAAGAAAAAGATGGTCTTATTGAAAGAGTTGATAATACAATGAGAACAAATAAAAAAATCCAAGTTGAAACAACTACAGGAATAAAAACATTATTAAACGGATAGAAATGGGTATTGATACTAAAATATTAGAAGAAATTAAAAGATTTAAAAAAATCAATCAATATATTGTTGAACAAGAAGATCCTATGGCAGATCCGGCGGCAGCGGGAGCACCACCAGTAGACCCTATGGCAGCCCCAGTAGATCCTATGGCAGCCCCAGTGGACCCAACTGCAGCTCCAGTAGATCCGGCAGCAGCTCCAGCACCAGCAGACCCAGCGGCTACGACACCACCAGTACCAGCGGCTCCAGTCGATGTTGAAGCTGATGATGAGGTTGAAGTTGTGGATGATGAAGGAAAATCAGAAAAAGAAGAATTAGAAATAACAGATCTTGTTGATACACAGAACTCAATTAAAGATAAACAAGATGAATATTTTGACCAATTATTTGGCCAACTAAAATCATTAGAAGATAAATTATCAGAAATGGATCAATTGGTCACAAAGATTGATGGTTTAGAAACTAAAATTGAAAAAATGAGACCTAAAACAAATAAAGAAAAGTTAGAATTGAGAACTTTAGATTCAGGTCCATTTAATCAAAAGTTGTCTGATTTTTTTACAGATAAAGAACAAGAATTTGAAAAAACCGGAAAAGAATACGAATTAACAGTTGACGATGTTAAACAATATTCTTCAAATGAGATTGAAGATTCTTTTGAAGAATACGATCAAGACGAAAAAGATATGATGTAATATTTTGAGAGGGACATTTAAGTCCCTTTCATTTTTTTAATTTTAACTTATTGACTGCGACACTAATTTAACTTATACTTTCTATTGTAAACTTTTAATAAATAATATATATGGCGACAAACAATGTTTTAGATGCGGTTTTGGCTCAGTATGAAAGCTCAAAACAAAGTGGTTCTTCTTCCACTGCAAAGATGTCTCAAGAAGAAAGAATGAAAAAGTATTTTGCTGCGATACTTAAAGACAACGAAAAGCAAGCACAAAAAAGAATCCGTATTTTACCAACACCAGACGGATCTTCACCATTCAAAGAAGTATGGTTTCACGAAATCTTGGTTGATGGTAAATGGCAGAAGTTTTATGATCCTGCAAAAAATGACAATGAGCGTTCACCATTGAGTGAAGTTTATGATGTTCTTATGTCAACTGGTAAAGAATCAGACAAAGAACTTGCAAAACAATATAAACCTCGTAAGTTTTATATTGTTAA